TTTTATTGAGTTCTGGATGCGTAAGTCTATGCTTGAGTTGAAAGTTAAGCGTATGATTTGGAGCAAACCTGGTACAGTGAAAACAAACGGATCTAAGCAAGAATTGAAACGTACTTCTGCTGGTGTATATCACAGAATGCGTAACAACGGTAACTTGGTACAGTACAACCGTGGTGAGTTCTCTGCTAACTTGATTCGTTCTGTATTTGGTGATCTGTTCTATCGTCGTGTTGATGTTAAAGATCGTCGTGTTAAAATGTACACTAACGAAGCTGGTTTTGATGTATTCCAACAAGCTTTGAAAGCTGATGCTTTGAACAGTGGTCTTACTTTCATGGCTGATAGCGGAAACCGTTACTTACAAGGAGAAGGTCAACACATCACTTATAACTTTGCTTTCGATGCAATGGTTACTCGTGAAACTGGTCGTGTTGAACTGATTCACTTGAAAGAACTTGATCTTCCTCAGAGCAACTTGGAATTTGGTCAGAATAAGAAGTCTACTCCTGTATTCATGGTGTTTGACGTATCTCCAATGTCTGATGGCTCTTTGGTTAACAACATCCGTGAAGTTCGTATGAAGGGTGCTCCTTCTATGACTTGGGGATATATCGATGGAACTCGCCACCACTTAGGCTTTGCTAAGTCTCAGGGTATGAGCTCTGCGAACAAATTCCCAGGATACGAAATCTGGATGAAGGATCGTTGTGATGTATTCATTGAGGACTTGTCTCGTACAGTTCTTATTGAAGAAATTCCACAGTTCTAATAAGATAACAGCTCACGCTGTTCTTATAAACTACCGAGGAGAGAATGCCCCCCACTTCAAAGTGGGGGAGCTCTTCTCAAACTACAGAGGTGAGGATTGGGGTGTCTCCCAATTGCTGCGAGGTTCAACCCTCACATCTCTGCAAATAAACCAAATAAATAAACTACATATGGGTAAGTTAGGTAAAATCTCAACGCTTAAGAAGGAGTATAATAACTCACAACTTCAAACAATGCAAGGTGGCCTGTCTTTAAGAGGGCTTACACGAATCCCTGGAACAGGGGTGTTTAAGTATCCTTACAAGGAACTTGATGGTAAATACCGCACAGGTATTGATCCTGATGCTGCTTACATACGCAGAATCTCTGATCCTCTAGAAAGAGAAATGGAGACTGAACGTGTAACAGCTTTAAGAGACAAGTTGCAATCTGCACTTGGTGATGTTGATTTAGGTCCTCGTTCTAGTTTCTGGAACTATGGAATGTCTACATCTTCAAATGACTCTTTGCATGTTCAGCCTGTAAAGCTGATGGATGGAGACAACTTCTTTGATCTTTCTATTCCTCTTCAGGAATTAGCCTTCTCTTGGTTGCGTGTTCACCCCACAATTGCAAGCTCTTATCAAGCTTGGGAGCGTGGTGAGTTTCCTGCAGATACACAGTTTTATGTAGCTGATGAGGATATTGAGAACGCAGTGATGTTTAAGAAGAAGCAGCTCATCAACAAGGCTATTGTCAAGTTTGACAGTATGACCCCTGAGAGAAAAAGAAAAGTGGCACGTCTGTTGGGATTACCTGTAACTGATGATACTAAAGAGGAAGCTGTTTACAACCTTGTAGATAACGTCCTCAAACAAACCGAGTTTAAGAACGGTAAGTATCAAGGGTTAAATCCTGTTGAAGTGTTCACACGCTTCGCAGATATGAAGGATAACTTACTCCATATCAAAGACTTAGTGAAACAAGCTCTCACACATTCTATCTATAGGGCAAGACCAAATGGTAAAATTTATGAGGGTGAATTTGAAGTAGCTAAGGATGAAGATGATTTAATTAAACTGCTTGCTGACGATGATAACCAAGACTTGCTCTTGACTCTCGAAGGTAAGTTGAAATCTAAGAAATTAGCTGCAGTATGATACCAGTAGATAGTTTATTATATAAGATTGACCAAAAACTAAATAAACTATCGACCAACATACACCAGCAGATAAACTTAGAAGATAAAATTCTGGCTCTCAATGAGGCCCAGATTAAGCTGATAAAACAAAAGGTTGATGGTTTTAGTGTAATAAGTGGAATGGGTCTCGATGCTTTTAAGAAGCGTTATGAGGACCTCCAAAGCTTAGTGGTCACTTACAACAGTCAACCTCTTGATCTCACCCTCAAGAACGCTGAACTAAATCAATGGTTTGCTAATCTGCACCTACTTGTTCCTAAGTACATGTTCTATATAGATGCATATGTACTAGCTGACAAAGGGGTGTGTAAGGACAGAAAGATCTGGATTAACAGAGATTTGGCTAAACATGGTGACCTACAGTTCATCCTGAACAACGATCACTACAAGCCTTCTTTTGAATATCAAGAGACTTTCAACTTCCTCTCTACAGATGAAATATCCATCTTCACTGATGGTACCTTCACTCCGAGCAAGATTTACATGTCCTACATGCGTTATCCTTTGTACATAAACAAGACAGGATACATCATGCTAGATGGAGAACCATCATTTGATCAAGACTGCGAACTTGAACTATATCTGGAGGATGAGCTGTTAGACTTAACAGTACAAAACCTTGCAATGTACACTGAGAATCAATCTGCTGTACAAAGTGCACAATTCAGAATTCAGACAAACGAATAGATTTTTTAATCACCTAAAATAAAACAAAATGGCTGATTTTTCATTAACTACGCTCTTCGTAGTACCAGTAGGGCAAACTGCGCTCCCTAGTTCTGGATCTACGCAAAACTTGAGCGCTGGCCAAGTGGGTATCTTCAAAAATGATTACGCCCTTGCCACAGCTGCAAACATTGCTGCTGCTCCTTATTTCTATGTTGCGCAGGGCCGTACTAATACTTATCTGCAAGGCTCTAAGCGTTCTGATAAGATTAAAGGTTGTCCTTCAGGATCTGGTTGCAATAGCAACGTAACTGAGTGGTACAAAGTGGTTGGTTGTCCTACTCCTGTAACTCAGATTACAGAGGTTGGAGATTGGAACGTACAGTGTGGTGATGTTATCACTGTAACTTTGCGTGCTCACTCTAGCTACTTAGACACTCTGTATTTCAACGGTTTCACTCGTTCAGTAACTGTAAATGCTCCTTGTTGTGATTGTGGTGGCGATCCTTGCACTATCGTTGATGTGCCTGCTTTGATCGATGACATCATCTATCACTTCTTGTTGCAAGCTCCTGGTAACAACCCTGACAACATCACTTTCTCTGACTTCTATGAGTTCCAGAGAATTGGTAACGACCAAAACGCTGTTCTCCGTATCACTGGTAAGCCTCTTACTAAATATGGTCAGCCTTGTGATGTGGCAGCATTTCCTTTCGAGTATGACCGCATGTGGTTCCGTACATTCATTATCAATGGACCTGCAACTACAGCTGACTTCATCGTTGCTGATGCTTGTAACACTGCAGCAGTTCCTGTAATCATTCAGCGTTCTTCTTACGCTGTTGGTACTTCTGCTGAGATTGCTCAATTGGAGAAGAACTTCTACAGCTATCAGGCTGGATATTTGAAGCACCTCTACAGAATGAATGGTTATAACGAGAACTTTGAAAGCTGGGTAAGTGATGGTGTTACTTATGACACTTACTACATCAAGTTCAACACTTATGACAAATCTACTTATCAATGGGGTGACTACATCATGGAAGATAGCACTGTAATCATTGCTACTCCTCAAACACAATCCAATGGTTCTGCGAACCCAATTGGTGGACTGATTGAGGCTGTTCTTGAGGCTGGTCTTGGTACTGTAACTGCTGATAACTCTTGTATCACTACTACATCTACCACCACTGCTGTTCCGCCTTCCACTACTACTACTACATCAACTCTGATTCCGTAATAGTAGGGTAGACATAGAAACATTCATATTAACCTAAGCCAGAGGTGAGAGGATACAAACTCGGATCCTCTGGCTTATTTATTTAAAACAACATGGCAGACTTGAAACTAGACATACTAGTAATTCCTACGTATAACACACTTACGCTTGGAATTGCTGATGCATCTGTCTATCCTACAAACCCTCCTGTTGTTTCTGGAGCTACAATTGAAATCAACGTTCCTGGTTTTGGTGTTGTAAGTAGACCTTTCAGCGTTAACGACTTTAATATTTTCAACTCTTCAAATTTGGGTATCACTGCGCCAGGGGTGGATCAACCACTTCCTGATGGTGTGTATTTTATGAAATACTCAGTGGCACCTGCATATAAAAACTTTGTAGAGAAATCTATCATGCGTGTTGAAAGACTACAAGAAAAGTTTGATGGTGCGTTTATGAAGCTTGATATGATGGAATGTGATAGAGCTATTAAGACACAAGCAAAGGTGGATCTCACCTCTATCTATTTCTTCATCCAAGGCTCTATAGCAGCAGCAAACAACTGTGCTATAGATGAAGCAATGAAACTTTACAACCAAGCAGACATAATGCTTAACAACTTCATTAAAAACAACTGCGGTTGCTCTGGAAATAACTACGTAATAAACTTCTACTAATATGGCAAAATGTAGAAACTGTGGAGCTAATGTTGGGTGTGGATGTCAATTGATTAACGGTCTTTGTGGGTTGTGTAATGCAGCTACTAAACAAGGACGAAAAATTATAACAAATGTTATCACCCAGGCTTACAAATTGTCCAGAATGCGCTAGCATTCCATCTCTGATTGCAGAGATAGATTGTAAGCTCGCTGATCTGGCTAGTAATTTATACAACAATGTTGTATTTATGTTAAACCAACCTGTTCCTGGCGGAACAATGTTGGACCTCCTGAATTACAGGAGGATTCTTATTTATAAGTATTGCAATCCTAACTATAATGCTGAGTTCACTGTGAACATGATTGCCAGCAGAGTTAAAATTTTAAAATTTAGATAAATGTCTTGCTCAAATTGCTATAACGGATGTACAGAGATTATTTCTGATCAGTGTGTTAAGTATACAGGTGTTGATGTTCCCGTTTTGGGAATCAAAACTGGTGACTCGCTCTCCTATGTAGAGCAAGCATTGATTGGATTTCTTGTCTCTACACTAGATGGTACAGGAATCAAGTTAACTATTGCTCCTAGTATTATATGTGAAATCGTTGATAAAAATCTGGTTGAGTGTGAGGACCTTACTCTTCCTAATGTTATTAGTGCTTTGATTAAAGCCATCTGTGAATTAGACACACGTCTTACAGAACTAGAGGCTGACTTTGCTGCACTAGAAGGACCTTATACAGTGGGATGTCTCACTGGCGTAACTAGCACTTCTGGAACACATGCCATCCTTCAGGCAGCTATCAATAAGATTTGTGGATTGGAGATTGAGCTTGATGCTCTTGCTTTAAACGTTAGTACCAACTATGTAAAGTATTCTGAACTCAACGCACTTATTGCTGCTTATATAGCTTCAACTAGCCCCACTAGCACTAAGTATAATACCAGAATGGTACCTTTCACCGTTGTTGAATACTATGGTACAATAACTGGTAACTTTGATGTAACTGGTGCAGGTGTTGGTCTTTTTGAGAAGATATATCTTTGTAATGGTAACAATGGCACTCCTGACAAAAGAGGACGTGTAGGTGTTGGTGTTACAACAGGCATGGGCGGAGGACCCTTCAACCCTGCTGTTGATCCTTCGGTTGCTGGAAATCCTTCCTACACATTATTAGGAGCAGTTGGTACTAACACTATAACTCTCACCACTGCTCAAATCCCTGCTCACAGTCACACTGCTGCTCCTGTTATAACAGATCCTGGACATACCCACTTCACTGTAAGCACAGCTAATCCTCCTGATGAAACTGGGGTGGCTTTAGATGCTACTCACCCAATAGCTCGTGGGCACAGTACAGATGGAAACTTAGGATATAATTTGGTGAATCCAACTAACACAGCAGCAACTGTAGGTCTCACTAATAACAAAACTACAGGAATTAGTATAAATATTACCAATAGCTCTACAGGGGGAGGATTAGGTCATCCTAACTTCCAACCTGGTCTTGGATGTTACTACATCATGTATATTCCTTAATAGCTTAAAATCTTTACATAATGTCTTGCGTTCCACAAAATCCTTGCTATACATCAAATCCACTTGTAAACACGGTTCCGTGTCCAGGAGGAAATCCTTGTACAACAAATCTGATATCTTCTGATTATGTTGGATATAGCGGACCTAATCTGCCTTGTACAAACATTCAAACTTGTGACTCAGCAACTGTGGCTCTTCAGAAGGCAGATGAACAGATTTGTAATCTTAAGGATCAAATTCTTATTCTTCAACAGCTAGTACAAAACTGTTGTACAACCACTACTAGCACTACAACTTCTATTCCAATTCCTACAACCAGTACAACTAGTACGTCTAGTACAAGTAGTACAACTTCCACTACATCCAGTACATCTAGCACATCCAGTACAACTTCTACTACCTCTAGCACATCTAGCACTTCAAGTACATCTAGCACTTCTAGTACAAGTAGCACATCAAGTACAACATCTACCACTTCTAGTACAAGTAGCACTTCTAGTACGACAAGCACTACATCAACAAGTACATCCTCTACAACAACTACAACAACTACAATTGCATGTACTGAATTTACTGCTCTTAACAGCTTTATAAGTTCTACAGAGGTGAATTGGACAGATTGCTGCGATCAGTTACCAAGAACAATTACACTTGATCCAGATAGCGGAACTAGTTTTTGTAGTATAACAGTGCCTACATCTCCAAAAGCAACTATCACACTTGTTGGACCTTGTGATCCATGTACCAGTACCACTACAACAACTAGTAGTACAACCACTGGGTATCCAGTGGATGTGAAACTATCTGATGTTTTATTAGATACTTGTACAGGTGCTATATTTAACAACTTGTATGTACAACAAGGAAATTTATTTACAACAGGTACAATACTTTATCAAGATCCTAGTTGTACTAATCCATTTAATACAACACCATATATCTACATTGTCCGAAACTTGACTGGTATACAAACGATATTTGGATTTGATCCACTCACTGGACAAATTCTTACATCTACAGGAAACACTTGTTCTTTCTAATAAAGATAAACTCTCTACATAAAATGATGTTTCTTCCTCAAAACCCTTGTTGCACGCCAAGAGTATCTGTAAACAACCGTGGTTGTACAGGTAATGATCCTTGTAATGTGCAACGTGTTCAGAGTGAATACATTGCATATAGTGGACCCACCCTTCCTTGTACAGGAATTCAAAAGTGTGACACATTAACAGTTGCTTTCCAGAAGCTTGATGATCAGATTTGTGACATTCAAAATGACATCATCATCATATATAATCAACTGAATATATGCTGTCCTCCAACTACAACATCTACATCAACATCAACTAGTACAAGCACATCAACATCAACTTCCACATCAACTTCTACATCTACTAGCACATCTACTAGTACCAGTACTAGCACATCGACCAGTACTTCTACTAGTACATCCACTTCCACTACTAGTAGCACATCTTCTACCAGTACAACAAGTACATCATCCACTACAACAACAAGCACTACATTATGCCCTTGTGTTGATCAATTGGCTATTAGTGTAACAATCGGAGGATCATTAAGTTATAGAACTTGTTGTGATGAAAATATAGAAATTGATGTTGCACCAAATCCTTTACAAAGTATTTTTAATTCAGATGGTATATCAGTAAGTAGTCTTGGTGGCACTGCAACTTACACTATAGTTACACGTGGAAGATGTATTACACCAGAATGCACTACAACTACTACAAGTACATCTTC